GCGGGTGATGATAGTCTCTTGGCGTTTTTGGAGGTGCCGAATGATTTGATGGTTGCAAATGAGAACGCGGCGAGTGTGTTTAACTTTGAATCAAAAATATTTCGGTACAGGTATCCCATTTTTTGTTCTAAGTTTTTAGTTACCGATGAGAGTGGCTGGCATTTTATTCCTGACCCATTGAAGTTTGTGACAAAGCTCGGCCGATCTGATTTGGCTAATCCTGACCATGTAAAGGAATATTATATTTCATGTTGTGACTTGATGAAGGAGTTCTTGGATGAACGAGTTTATGATGTCCTGTCCCGTGCTATTTCTGAACGTTATGGATACCAGCACTCTTCTGTTCATGCTTTTCGTGCTATTGCGACTCTTATTTCCGATTTAAAATACTTTAAGGAGTTATATTATACTCTTCCAGGTGATAAGCTGTGTGTTGATCCCTATAAGAAGGTTTTTGATGTTTAGTTTTATTGGTTTGTTGTAGTTTGTAAATTAGGTTTTAAATATTTATATATATATGTATGTTTGTTGCTATGTTTAACGCGTTATATTCATTTTGTAGTTTTGTGTTATTATGTTTTCAGTGTTTAATGTTTGTATCTTTTCTTTATTTAATGGTTTGCTACACGAGAATGTTTTTGGTTCACCTGTTTATGATTCTCAGGTTCATTCTCTCGGTCAGTCGGGAATGCTTATTAATTCTGTTGCATTTCACGGAAAGTACTCTCAACTCTATAGAGCTAGGTCTAAGTATATTACGAATAAACACAGAATGAATGATTTTATGAATTTTCTTGATATTGATAGGTCTGTTTACGAGTCTTATTTTAATGATATGTTCGCTTTAAAATTTAAAGGAATGAAAACTGTGTCTCTACCGTTTATAAAGCCCGGGTGTGCCTCATTTGTAAAAACTAATGTTGTGTTTGAGTCTGCCTGTGATATTCCCCATTTTTGTGGTCATAAACAGTTTTCAGATATTAATTATACTTGGTATGGGTCAGAATCTGCTTTTTGTGCTGGGTTTTCTCGCTGTCAAATTATGTGCTCTGGTGGAAAGTGCTTTGAGTGTGAGAGTGAAATGGCTGTGGTTTATGAAATTGAGAGATTTCCGATTGTGAATGATATTTTGTTTAAGTATGAGGGGTTTAGTCAATTAACTAGTAAGTATATTATTAATTTTAATTTTGATGCTTTTAAGTTATTAGATAATTTGTCTTTGGTTAAGTATCCAGATAAATATTGTTTTGTACCAAAGTTGTGTAGTGACTATTTCCCTTTATATTATGACTCGAAGTTCAGTCGAGTCTTCCAGAACTCCTTCGTTAGGAGTGACCCTCCTTCATTTTGTTATAGCTCATTTCCGAAGGCTGTAATGGATTCTCTTTGTAAAGAAGTTAAGTGCGCGTCGTCAATGTCAGACTTGTTGTGGGAAATGGAAATTATTTCCACTGGCGTTGCACAAAGAGGATTCTTAGAACCGTTGAAGTTTTCCCAAAGTAAGAAGTGTGGTTTGAGGTTAGGTGATCGATTTGCCACAGACCTTGCTGTCCCCGAGTTTTTCGTTCCCTGCGTTGGTGTTATGGAATCGTTTGCGATATTGAAGAGACCTTATTGTGTCCCGCAGCATTCTTCCATAAATATACTCCACCCTATGATGGTTGGAATGCATGCTGTGTGGTCAACAATTTTTGCGGTTTTCGATGGTATGTGGGAAGGTTTAGAAGATTTTATTATGTATATACTTTTCGTACTTTGGAATGTTTTTGTTAGATTATTAAGAGTTGTCTTTGAGATACTCGAACCTTTTAAATTTGTGGAATTAACTCTAGTGTTTGTGTTTGTGTGGTTTTACGAGCATGATATTCCCAGAGCTTGTGTAGGTGTGGCATTTGTAGCGTTAATTTTTGGTCTTACTGGTGAGTTTAGGGTATGAGTTGTTATAATTTAAATTAAGTTTTATTTGTTTATATATATTATGATTTATCCTCTTGTTTCTGTCTTAATGGTATTCATCCAGTCGCTTGTTTCTGCTCCATTAATGGCTTCATCATCTCAACCCTCTGCTCCATCAACTCCAATGTGTGTTGACTTGAAGAGTCAGCTCATGAGTGAACTGACCTTTATGATCGACTTGCTTGGGTCTGCCGGTACTACTATCAACCAGATTCAGGGCAAGACTAAACATCAGCCTGATCATGCTTTGTTGGCTCAGTTGGAGCAACAAAGAGATCAAGTTAAACTTGCTGTTGCTCAAATGAGAGCTTTGGCAAACAGGTTGGTCATAAAAGGTTCTGCAGAGGTCATGCTCTTGGAGAAGGAGAATAAGGAGTTGCGCGAGCGTATTGAGATGATGGAGTTGATGCAGAAGTTTAAGATGTAGGTTAAGTTTTAATTAGTCATATTGTAAATGAATTTCGTTATTGAAAATAGGTTTCCTTTCTTTCCAGCTTTTAATTTTACGTACTTCTCTCCTATTTCTAGAAGGTTTCAAAAGTTGTATTTAGCGTTTAAAAGATATTTGGTTGCTTTTCTATTGTGGTGCCTTGGTTCAGTTTCAGACGATTCCAAATTCTTTTTATTGGTTTTAACTCCCACTGGGAATAAAATTCCTTTGTCTAAATTTGTGTTTGAAATCTGTGAATTTTATTCTGTTATTGGTCAACCCCAGCCTTCTTTCATATTTGAAAGTGAGATTCCCGATAAGTCTAATTATTTTGAAGTTTATAAGTCCACTACTCTTTCTGTTCCTTCTTTATTTTTGAAACTGAAACCATGGTCAAATCAACATCCTTTGTCGGAGTCATTGCCTCTGACATTGCCTCTTGCGTAGTTAAATTGGTTGCTGATCCCGTAGCTGTTTTATTTCTTTTTGCTTCTGGTTTTCTGATTTATTCTCATCTTTATTTGGAATCTGGTTTAATTAAGTCTTTGGTTGCTTTGCTCCTTGCGAATAATGCAACTAAGGTTATTGGTACTTGGGTTAATTCTAATATTGATAAGTTTTTGGGACTTTCTGCATTTATCCCTGCTATCCTCGTTACTAGTCCTAGTCGTCGTGTTATATTTGGTGTTATAGCGATGATATGGGTGTTTGTAGTTCCTGAGGGTACCCCATTGGTTTTTGTCGCACAGGCTATAATTCTTTTAGTTTTTATGTGTGCTAAATTTCC